TGCATTAATCAAACAGATTATTGTGCTTCAGGATTCTGATACCTGGAGTTATCTGCGTAAGCATTATTTACCTAACGAGTACCATACCATCTTTAGTATTATTGATGGACACTCCCAGAAGTATCATACTGTTCCTACATTTGAGGATCTAAAGTTTGAGATTCGGGATAGTGCTACGCAAGAAAAACTTCTTGCTATTGAAGCACTTGAAGTTGAAGCAGAACCTTCTATGCTGCTTCAATATCTCAAGAATGAGTACACTCAAAAAGAGATACTCTATTCTCTTGAGAAATATATTGACCATTCCATATCTTTTGAAGATGCGGAAGAGTCAGTATCTCATCTGCACCAGATTGTTCTAGATATAGAAGAAAAAGTAGAGCTAGAGCAGCCCCAGGAAAGTATGCAACGTATTTCCCTGTTTCCTGCAGAAGAGGAATTGGAAAAGTACCTGCCCCTCGGTATGAACTCCGCATTCGACGAAGAATTCAAGTTTTCTCCCCGAGACTTGATTCTTGTCGGGGGTCGCCGAGGGTCAGGGAAATCTATTACTTGCTGTAACATTGCAAATACAGTGTATGAAAGTGGAAAGTCTGCTATCTATTTCACAATCGAGATGGATAGTCGAGAAATTCTACAAAGATGCTGTTCCATTGCGACTGGAGTTCCTCACGAGCGTATTCGCAAACGTAATCTGAGTGTTACGGAGTGGGGACTTGTCGCAGCTTGGTGGGCAAACCGTTTTGTGGATGCCGACGAAAAACTGAAAGAGTATCACGATCATCGAGACTTTGATCGCCTACACTACGATCTAAAGACTAACTGTGAGCTTCTCCCGACTCAGCAGTTAGATGTTGTCTACGATGCGTCGCTGACTCTTTCAAAAATTCGAGCCGAGCTGGATAAGAAAGTCAAAAGTGCGATGGATGTTGGTGTAATTATTGTTGATTATATCAATCAAGTCAAGCGTTCTAATCTTCCGTCACGCGCAGGTCAGTATGACTGGACTGAGCAGATAGAAGTAAGTAAAGCACTGAAATCAATGGCCCAGGAGTATGAAGTGCCGGTTTATAGTCCTTATCAGATAGATGCTACTGGAGAAGCTCGCTTCGCCAAGGGTATTCTCGATGCGGCAGACGCAGCTTTCACGATTGATACGTGGAGAACTGAAGATGCTATTATGACATTTAATTGTACTAAAATGAGAAGTGGTAAAATGGGAACATTTACTTCTACAATGAATTGGGAAACTCTAAAAATAGGGCCAGAATCAGCACTCACGCCAGATGAAAAAGAAGAAAATGAGCATAAGACTGGCGAAGAAATAAACGACATCTAAAAATAATTCTTGACACTCCTGCTATTTTTTGGTATAATATATCTTCAAATGGCAGGAGTTTTTTATGGGGATTTATTATGGATCAATGGGCCACACTTTCTCGGGAAGAAAAAAGAAAACTTATAATCGACGAAAACATATATCTGCAAAGGCTGGGCGTAGCCTTGGGAATCCCCATAGGCGACGAGAAACCCTCGAGTACCCTTCAGCCCCCGACACAGCTGGAGTTGCCGCTCGAGTGGAACCGCCACGTTACACAGGAACCCTTGTTAAAGGTATCGGAACCATGCATAAGTCCAATGCCGTACCTATTATAGACGAACAACAAATGAAAGAACTAGCGAGTATGAGAAGATGAGTTTAGCACCAAGAGTAGAGGTTAAAGTAGGCCCCTATTTTGATATTCTCGAAGCAGCAATGGCTGAAGAAAATATAGAGCTGGCAGAAACAATGCTGGCTCGTATTTCAAAATTTTTTCATCTATTGGACGACGAACACAAAGACTACTACCATGGTTGTCAGTATGCGATTGAAGAAAACTTAGTCCATACTTTTGCAGATGGATATGTTGAAGATGAATATGATGAGCCTACTGAATATGATGAATGGCAATCTTTTGACTCGGACTGTTAGTGAACGTACAAGAATTACTTGAAAGTAGAAAAGTTCCTTTTACACCCAAAGGAAAGGATTTTGTCGTATCTTGTCTCAGCCCTGAGCATGATGACAGTAATCCAAGTATGCGGGTAGATCAAATTACAGGAATTTTTCATTGCTTCTCTTGTGGCTTCAAGGGAAGTCTTTTTGTGCATTTTGGGGAAAAGGCAAGTTTTTTACACTTACGCAGAGAACTTATTAAGAAGAAAATTCGTGAAAAGAGAGCTGAAAGTGTGGGCTTGTCTTTTCCCCCAAGTGCATTACCTTATGTTGGAAACTGGAGAAATATCAAACCAGAAACCTACCGTAAGTTTGAAGCTTTTCAAGATCATGAACACTTTATTGGTCGAGTAGTGTTTCCAATTCGTGATATATCTGGAAAAGTTGTAGCATTTAATGCTCGACATATGACCGGAGGAACGCCAAAGTATTTGATTAGCCCTCCTGGGGCACGAATGCCTCTGTATCCTTCGAAAGTCACCCCAATACAAGGCAGCGTTATTCTTGTAGAAGGAATCTACGATATGATAAATCTGCATGACAAAGGATTGACAAATGCAGTGTGTTGTTTTGGTACTCGCAACATTAACGAAGATAAGCTATCAATTCTTCGGCTTCAAGGAGTAGAACAAGCAGTAGTATTTTTTGATGGAGATGAAGCAGGACAAAAAGCAGCAGAAAATGTAAAACAAATGTGCGAAAATGTCGACTTATTAGTAAGAAACATTAACGTACCAGATAAAGACCCCGGTGGATTATCAGAAAATCAAGTACAGAAATTGAAACAAAAACTTTACTCATAGGAGTAGTATATGACGAGCCCAAAGGTCGCTCTAATAGAGACCAAACCAAGTAGAACAGATTTTAAATATGAATTTGGCGGAGCTTTTGATTTTGACCAGTATCAGTTATGTTCTGATCCTGCTATCAAGAAAGTTCTGAAACGAGACTGTGATATACAGATTGATACAGAGTTATATGACTGGATTATTCTAGTAGGCTCTGATGCACTCAAGTATTTTACAAAAATTAATTCAGTAACAGAATACTCAGGAAAGAAAGTAGAAGGTAAATTTCTTCCTGTTATAAACCCAGCGATGCTTGCTTTTAAACCAGAAGCAAGAAACACTTGGGAATCTTCGAAAGATAATATTATCTCTTATATTCGAGGAGAAATTGAAGAAGTAGTCATAGACAATAATATTGCTTTTGGTATACAAAGTACGGAGGAAGCAAATGCTTTTATCGAACAGGCTATTAGACACGAGGGAGACTATATTGCTCTGGACTCAGAGACTACTGGACTCTATCCTCGGAACGGTCATATGCTGGGTATTAGTCTTAGTTATAATGGGGCTAGTGGGGCTTATATTGACACCGATTGTTTTGATGATGATACTGAACGATTGCTTCAAGAACTTTTCGATAAGAAAATTGTAGTATTTCACAATGCCAAGTTTGACATGGCATTTTTTGAGTATCATTTTAACTTTAGATTTCCGCGCTTTGAAGACACCATGCTTCTTCATTATCTCATTGATGAGAACCCTGGAGGTCATGGACTCAAGCAGTTATCTTTAAAATACACTCCTTATGGTGACTATGAAAAACCGATGTATGATTGGATTGAGCAGTACCGTAAGGAAAATGGTATATTAAAGGGTGATTTCCGATGGGAGTGGATTCCTTTTGATATAATGAAAACTTATGCAGCAATGGATGCTGTATGTACTTTTCTTATTTACGAAAAATTCGTAAAAATCAAGCAGAACAAGAAGTTAGCATGGGTTTACGATAACATTCTTATCCCAGGTTGTAGATTTTTAATTGATACTCAAGATAATGGCGTACCCTTTGACTATGACCGATTGGAAAAGTCTCAGGTTTTAATGCAACAAGATATTGATGAAGCTATTCGTACTCTTTATAAGAATCCAAAGATTCGTAAGTTCGAAGAAATACAAGGAGCAGAGTTTAATCCAAACAGCACAGTGCAACTTCGAAAGCTACTGTTTGATATGTTAGGCTTAAACCCTACAGGAAAGAAAACAGGTACGGGAGCTGACTCTACCGACGCAGAAGTGTTAAATGCACTATCAGCACAGTCGGAAGTACCTGGACTTATTCTTGATATTCGTCAGAAGTCTAAAATCAAGAATACTTACTTAGACAAGATTATTCCTCAGCTCGATAGAGATAGTCGATTGAGAACAAATTTTAACCTGCATGGTACGACTTCTGGTCGTTTATCAAGTAGTGGTAAGTTAAATATGCAGCAGTTACCTCG